GTGTTGAGGGTTGCTGTTGATTCTTTTAAGGTTGAGTTTGGTTTGTTGAATGATGGTTTGTAAAAAATTTTTTGAGGGTGGTGGTTTTTTTGTCGCGTGGTATTGCTGATGGTGATGATGATGTTGAGTCTGTTGTTGAGGATGTTTCTAATCAGGATTTGGCTGAGATGATTTTTATTGTTTTTAATGAGGTTAAGGCTTTGCAGTTGAGGTTGGATGAGGTGTTTGGTGCGGAGGACTGAGGTTTCTTTGTTGGATGAGGCTTTGCTTCGTGCTGCTGCTTCTGGTAAGAGTGGTGAGGAGATTGAGCGTTTGACTGGTGTTCCTGCTGCTCAGGCTGTTGTGCATGTGAAGAATTTGTTGGCTCGTCGTGATGTGTGGAGTGAGGTTGAGCAGAGGCAGTTGTTGGTGCATGAGTTGAATGTGTTGAAGGATTCTTTGATGCAGAATGCTGTTGATTTTAAGGATTTGGAGTCTGCGAGTTTGTTGTTGAAGACTTTGCAGGAGTTGGGTCGTCGTTTGGAGGCTCAGAGGGTTTCTTTGGATGCTGATGTTTTGCGTTTGTCTGAGTATCAGCAGGGTGTGATGTTGCGGGCTATGGATGCTGCTTTGGATTTTGCTAAGAGGGAGTTGCGGGATCGTTATCCTGATGTTGTTGTTTCTGAGTTGGATGAGCTTGTTGGTGAGGGTTTGTTGCGGGCTAAGGCGGAGTTGTTGGCGGAGTCTGATTTTGATGAGCGTGTCTGAGTCTTGTGGTTGTGGGGCGGGTTTTTCTGCTGATAGGGATGATGAGTTAAAGTTGTTGAATGAGTGGCGTAGGGCTCATAGTTGTCGTGGGCCTGAGGGTGGTTCTTTGAGTGTTGAGTCTCGGGTTGAGAGTGTTGAGGATGTTGTGTATCCTGTTTTGCGTGTTGGTTTTAGGGGTGATGAGGGTGATTGATAATGTTATTGATGGTGTTATTGGTGATTTGCGTCGTCGTTCTAAGAATGGTTTGTATTTGACTGATCCTGTTGCTTGGGCTAGTGATGTGTTGGGTAAGCATATGTGGTCGAAGCAGGCTGATATTGGGTGTAGTTTGGTTGAGAATACGCATACTGCTGTGGTGTCTTGTAATGGTGCTGGTAAGAGTGCTGTGGCTGGTATTTTGGGTGCTTGGTGGATTGCTGTGCATGATCCTTATGAGGTTGCTTTGATTTGTAGTGCGCCTACTTATCCGCAGATTGCGCGTGTTTTGTTTAGGGAGTTGAAGGATAATCATAAGTTGGCGGCTGTTAATGGTTTTAGTTTGCCTGGGCATATTAATCAGTCTGAGGAGTGGAAGTTGCAGGATGAGTATGGTACTTTGATTGGGTTTGGTCGTCGTCCTGCTGATACTGATATTGTTTCTGCGTTTCAGGGTATTCACCGTCGTTTTGTTTTTGTTGTTTTGGATGAGGCTGGTGGTATTCCTCAGGATTTGTATACTGCTGCTGAGGCTGTTACTACGACTGCGGATTCTCGGGTTTTGGCTATTGGTAATCCGGATCGTAGGGGTACTGAGTTTCATAGGATTATGCGTGAGGATGAGACTTGGCATAAAATAAAAATTTCTGCGTTTGATACACCGAATTTTACGGGTGAGGTTATTCCTGAGGCTTTGAGGCCTTTGTTGATTCAGCCTGCTTGGGTGGAGCGTCAGAGGTTGGCGTGGGGTGAGGATTCGGCTAGGTATCGTTCTAAGATTTTGGCTGAGTTTCCTGAAGAGGATGATACTACGTTTTTTAGTCAGCAGGCTATTGATAGGGCGATTGATTGTGATATTGTTGAGGATATGAATGTTCCTGTTGTGTTGGGTGTTGACTTGGCTCGTTTTGGTGATGATGATTCTGTAGTGTATTCGAATAGGGGTGGCCGTTTACGTCATTTGTCTACGTGGTCTAAGGCTAATGCTGTGGAGTCTGCGAATAGGGTTCATGAGTTGGCTGTGAGTTTGGGTGTGTCTGAGGTTCGTGTGGATGCTACTGGTTTGGGTGCTCCGGTTGTTGATATGTTGGCTAATATGTGTGATGGTAAGTATGTTGTTGTGAGTGTTGTTGGTTCTGCTGCTTCTCCTGATAATATGCGTTGGTTGAATGCGCGTGCTGCTGGTTACGATAATTTGCGTGAGGGGATGGTTATGGGTAGGGTTGATTTGGATTTGGATGATAAGTTGTTGTTGGATGAGATGATGGCTATTAAATATAAGTTTTCTTCTAAGGGTTCTATTCAGATTGAGTCTAAGGATGATATGAGGTCTAGGGGTATGAAGTCTCCTGACCGTTTGGATGCTTGTATGTATGCTGCTTTGGATTTGTCTCGTTTGATGTCGTCTCCTTTTGGTTCTGCTAGGCCTGGTGATAGGGTTTTGGTTGAGGCTAATGCTATGGATTCTTTGTTTCCTTTCTATTCTGATTGGAAATGGTAGAATGTTTTTAATGTTTTTTATTTAGTTTGGAGTTTATTTTGAGTTTTTCTGACGATTTTTCTAATAATTCGGATGGTTTTGCGGAGTCTTATCAGCGTATGGCTGACACTATTTTGTCTATTGAGGATAGGGGTTGGGCTCCTTTGAGTGAGTATTTGGGTTCTTTGAATGCTTTTAGTTTGGAGTCTTTGCATTCTTTGGCTTCTGAGTTGTGTGAGAAGGTGGATGGTAATCCTTTGTTGAAGCGTGGTTTGGGTTTGCGTACTAGCTATGTTTTTGGTAAGGGTGTTGAGTTTGATGGTTTGTCGGCTAGGGTTCGTGAGTTGATTGAGTCTGATAATGCACAGAGTGCTTTGTTTGGTTCTCAGGCTATGGCTATTAATGAGCATTCTCATTTTACTGCTGGACAGTTTTTTATTTTGGGTGATGTGTCTTCTAAGCGTTTGCAACGTATTCCTTTTGGTGAGATTACTGGTTGGGTGACTGATCCTGATGATAGTGAGTTTGTGCGTTATTATCGGAGGTCTTGGACTCGTCATAGTGAGGAGAGTGGTGGTGTTCCTGTTCAGGTTTCTGTTTGGTATCCTTCGGATCTTTATGTTCCGAATGGTAGTTTTGTTAGGAGAATTAAGGGGGAGCCTGTTGATTCTTCTAAGGTTATGTTTGCTTCTATGGTTAACCGTAGGACTGGTACTGTTTGGGGTGTTGCTGATGCTTTTTCTGCTTACCCTTGGGCTTATGCTTATAACGAGTATTTGAAGGATGGTTCTCGTATTTTGAAGTCTTTGGCTATGTTTGCTTGGCAGTTGAAGACTCGTTCTAAGAATGCTGGTGCTACTGCTGCTGCTACGATTGCTACTCCTCAGTCTGCTGGTTCTACAGCTATTTTGGGTGCTGACATGGAGTTGTCTTCTTTGCCTAGGGCTAGTAGTGTTGATTTGAGTGATGGTCGTGCTTTGGCTGCTATGGTTGCTTCTGCTTTGGAGGTTTCTGTTGTGACTTTGATGTCTGATCCTGGTTCTTCTGGTGCTTATGGTACTGCACAGACTTTGGATGTTCCTACTATTAAGGCGATGCAAGCTAGACAGAAACTTTGGGAAGCGTTTTTTAAGCGTGTATTAAAGTTTATGGGTGCACGTAATGTGGGAATTAAGTGGCCGAAGATGGAGTCTGAGGCTACTTACCGTCAGATTCAAGCTATTTCTTTGGCTTATGAGGCTGGTGCTTTGTGGGAGGATGAGTTCCGTAATGCTGTTTTAGATGAGTTGGATGTTGTTCCTTTGCATCGTGGTATTTCTCCGATGGCTAAGGATAAGGTTGATGGTTTTTCTTCTGATTCTTCTTCTGGTTCTGTTGTTCCTTCTAAAGGTAATAGTGGTGTTGTAGGTCAGTTGTCTAATAGTGATAATTCTTTACGTGATATGGATGCTCAGTCTACTGCATAATTTAAAATTAATGTGGTATCATTACATATAGTGAATGTTTACTATAGTATGGAGTTTTTATGGCGATTAACTTAAGTGAATCACTTGGTTTTAATGCCAGTGAGGGTAAAAATAAGTGGCGTGTAAAAATAATTCAATCTGGATGGGGTTCTTCAGGTTATTATTCTGAGTCTCTTTTATCTAGCTTTGGCCCAAAGGTTTTTAAGTCTGGTACTAAGGTTTTTATGAATCATCCTGATCTTAATTCTAGACCTGAGCGTGATGTGCAGAAACTTGCTGGTAAGTTGATTACTGACGCAGTTTTTTCTGAGGGTGCACTTTATGCTGATATTGAGTTTTACTCTAGTTATGCTCCGGTTATCCGTGAGATGGCTGGAGACATTGGTTTGTCTATCCATGCTTTTGGTGATGCCGAGTATGGTGAGGCAGAGGGTCGTCAGGGCCCAATTATCGAATCGCTTATTGAAGATCCTTTGACTAGCGTCGATGTTGTAACCGTAGCTGGAGCGGGCGGTAAATTTTTAAACCTGCTTGAAAGCTATTCCAGAAAAACACTAACTGAAGTTAGTGAATCATTATCGGAAGGAAATGGTATGTCCATTACGAAAGAAGAATTTGATGCAGCTATTGCTGACCTCAAAAACGCCTTCGTTGAGGCACTGTCACCAGTTGTAGAGTCTGTCTCTGTGCTGGTTGAGTCTGCTAAGCCTGCTGAGGTTGAGGGAGATGTAGCTGATGAGGCTCCAGCCCTTGACCCTGTAGAAATTGCAGAGAAATTCAACGAATCAGGTCTACCTAAGATTGCTCTTCAGCGTGTTGCTGAGAGTCTTAAGTCAGACGTAAATGTCAAGTCTCTTGACGAGCTTATCGCAGATGAGAAGGCTTATGCTGACTCTCTTCGTGAAGCTATCTCCCCTGCGACAGATGAGATTGGTGTTATCCACGAATCTGTAGCTAAGTCAAATAATCTACTTGATGAGTTCAGCGCTATTGCTTCTCGTCTAAGTAGCAAGTAGAAGAAGGTAAATCATGGCTCTTAATGAGATTTATGCTGTAGCCGATTCCCTCGTCTATCCTGTTGCAAGCACCGTTGAGGCGGGTAACTTGGTTCAGGTTGGTCAGGTTGTTGGTATCGCTGAGCACGACGCAAAGCAGGGCGAGGATGGCAACTATTACGCTACCCTTAAGCTGTCTGGCGTTTTCGAGCTCACCACTTCAGTTGCAGTTACTGTAGGTGCTAACTTGTATGTTACATCTGCTGGTGTTATTAACACTACTGCTGCTGGCAACAAATTTATTGGTCACGCACTAAAAGCTAAGGCTGGCGCTA